ACCGATTCGGACTTGTCGTTGTTGGTGGTGAGGCGTACCAAATTGTGGACATCGGCATGCGGATGCTTACGCCGAGGGAGCTGTTTCGGGCGCAGGGGTTCCCGGAGGGCTATATCATCGACCGTGACGCTGACGGCAAATATTATCCAAAATCGGCGCAGGTTGCCCGATGCGGCAATGCAGTCCCGCCGCCGTTTGCGGAAGCACTTGTACGTGCCAATCTGCCGGAACTGTGCGGCGCGGAAGAACGGGAGAGTGCATAAGGAGGTGCGGTGAAACTAAGAAGATCGGTGTATAACCACTCTTTTGGTACGTAGACAGGAGAGATAACATGAGTCCGTGGGTGTTTTATGTGATTGATGTAGTTCATTCACTACGTATAGTGATGATTATTACGGCAGTCATGTCAATCTTTGGTTGGTTCTTCATATTGCCTTCTTGCGTAGAGAATGAATCACCAATGTTTGATAAGTGGGACTTTCTTCTGATTTTTTTCGTGGTAGGTGTTGTTGCCGCCATTCTTGCGATCTTTCTTCCGAGCAATGAAACGATGGTTCAGATGCTTGTTGCAGTAACGGGGACGGATATAGACAATATACGGCAGATCGAAGAAGTGACAAATGCAATTTTGCAGAGATAGGAGGAATCATTATGAATTGCCCATGTTGCGGTGAGGATGAAATTATCCTCTACGTAAAAACAGAATTGTCGGCTTATGTTGATGAATACGGAGAAATCCAACTCTTAGAGGAGAATATGGGGGATGTGATGGACTGTGTTCTGGCTAATCTTGGTGTTCGTGGTAAATGTTATGGCTGCAAGCAGGAGTTTGACGTGGAGGTAACCAAAGAGATGGAAGTGAAACAAATGATACCGAAAAAAGGAATCTAGGAGGAGATAGGCGTGATTGAGAACGACGCAGCCTTGCAGATGGCAGATGAGATACGGCAGGATCGCAAACAGGCAGAATCCATGCTGCTGAACTATACGGAGGAGCTGAAAACCTACCGCCTGAAGCGCGAGGAGTATGTGAGAGGGAACAACGTACGGGGCAGTGGTGGGAATCTGCCGGGGCATCCAACAGAGGCAGAGGCTCTGCGCGGTGTCAAGTTTGATGAGACGTACCCTGCCTATACATGGCTGCGGGCGGTTGAGTTCGTGGAGCGCGGTCTATCGGAGCGCAAGCGGATATTTCTGGATGCGCGGCGTAAGGCATCACGCGACAAGACAGGGAGAGGACGTAAGGCGTGGCTCGTACGCACGCAGATGATATACTGCGAGGCGATGCAAAAGCGGTTTCTCAACTCGGAGTTTTTCGTGAGTGAGAACGTGTTAAAGGAAACATGGAGATATATCATTGACCGTGTTGTCGAAGCATATCTGAAATTGGAGCAGAAAAAATTAAATAGACCCCTCCCATAAACGCTTTTTTCGGTGCTAAAATGCTATTGTGGGTAGTTTGGGGATAACCCCAACCACTGATCTCTCCTCCTACATCTCACGGAATGGCCGTCTCAATCGAGGCGGCTTTTCTGTTGGGTGGTAGACGGGGGGAGATATAAAATTTTGCGATTTTTTTTATTTCGCGTGTGCGAAACATAAAATTTGTTTCAGTTTTACATTTCAGTTTTCAGTTTTTGAATTTTTGTTTCTATACAGGAGGTTTTACTATGCAGGAAAAAGCAAAACAGATCGTCGTGGACTACTTCAACAAGAATGTTGAGGTGACGGACAACAAGAAAATCACGGCGGACGATGTGTTCATCGTTTGGTTCTCCAAGACCCTTCAGAACTGGAAGGCTCTCGTGAGTACGACAGTGAGTGACGGTATGTATTATGAGATCACGCACAACGGCGACAAGGATGAGACGTACGTTGATGTGTATAAGAAGAGGGATAATTACACGGTTAAGTAAGGCCGGCTCACGAAACTATAGGGAGGAGGTGGTGACATGAAATTGACAGCGAAGCAGAAGCGCTTCGTAGATGAATACCTGGTTGATTTCAACGCGACACAGGCTGCAATCAGAGCAGGGTACAAGGCGAATACTGCTCATGTAATAGGTGCTGAAAACCTTAGAAAACCTAAAATCGCAGAAGAGATCGCACGTCGTCAAAAAGACCTCCAACGACGCACAGAGGTGACGCAAGAGCGCGTTGTCAAAGAGCTTGCACGAATTGCCTTTGCAAACATAGCGGACTACGTACATGTTGAGACGCAAACGCGCACAAAAGACGACGGTACTGAGACAACATATCAGATAGTTATGCTCATTGAGACAGAAGATCTCTCTGCCGATCAACGTGCTGCACTTTCGACCGTTAAGCAGAGCGTAAATGGTGTCGAGATCAAGCTACACGACAAGATCAAGGCACTTGAGCTTTTAGGGAGGCATATCGGTATGTTCAACGATAAGTTGTCGCTCAGTGGTACAGACGGCGGACCATTGACGTTCCGATGGGAGGGCAAAGATGGCTGAGATTGTCATACCGTACACGCCGCGCCCGATCTGGCGTGATACGATCCATCCCGCACTCGCTGCGAATCGCTTTGCCGTGCTTGTATGTCACCGCCGTTTCGGTAAGACGGTCGGTACGGTCAATGAGATGATACGTAAGGCGGTGCTCAATGACAAAAAAGCTCCTGTCTACGCATACGTCGCGCCGTACCGCAATCAGGCAAAGCGCGTGGCGTGGGAGTATCTGAAATACTATACGAATCCCATTCCGAATCGCACGGTGAATGAATCAGAACTGTATATCGAGCTTCCGTCGCGGTATTGCGGTTCGCCGGGCGCACGGCTCTATATCATTGGCGCAGATCATCCTGATGCGCTGCGCGGTATCTACCTGGATGGCGTTATCCTAGATGAGTATGCGGATATCAAGCCCGAACTCTGGGGCGGTGTCATCCGTCCTGCGCTTGCCGACCGCGAAGGATGGGCGGTGTTCATCGGGACACCGAAGGGGCAGAATCAGTTCTATGAGATGTACCAACACGCGGAGAAATCGGCGGGTTGGTACTCTTGCATTTACAGAGCAGATGAGACGGGCGTGCTGCCGCCGGAAGAACTCAAGGATATGCAGGCGCAGATGACGGAGATGGAGATTCGGCAGGAGCTCCTATGTGACTTTACCGCCTCTGCATCTGATGTGGTTATCCCGATTGATCTTGTCACGGCCGCCGCAAACAGGCTGCTCAAGGATGATGATGTGCTCGGTCAGCCTGTGATCCTCGGCGTGGATGTGGCGCGGTTCGGTGATGACAGGACGGTTCTTTGTGTACGGCAAGGGCTCTGGCTCAAAGAGGTGCGCACGTTTCAAGGGCTTTCCACGATGGAGACTGCAAGCCGTGTGATTGACTGTATCAATCAGCATCATCCGCATGCAACATTTATCGATGCTGGTGCGATGGGCGCAGGTGTGATTGACCGTCTGCGGCAGCTGCGCTATCAGGTGTCTGAGGTCAATTTCGGCGAGATGGCGATGGATGCGCAGCGTTATGCCAATATCCGTGCGGAGATGTATTTTAAGTGCCGTGCGTGGTTGGAATCAGGCGGTGCAATTCCGCAAAATGCGGAGCTCAAGACGGAGCTCTCAACGGTGGAGTACAAATTCAACCCGGCGGGGCGAATCATTCTAGAGCCAAAGGATAAGCTCAAGGAGCGGACAGGGAAAAGCCCTGACCTTGCAGATGGCTTTGTCCTGACGTTCGCCCGGCCGGTTTACATCGCGTCTGTCTCTGGATGGGATGCGGATGACAATATGTGCAATACGGATTATGATCCGTTCTGAAGCAACGTGAGAAATCATGTTGCTTTTTTGTTGCTCTGAAAGGAGGTGATCTTATGTGCAGCGGAGGAGGCGGTGGCGGCGGCTATGTCGCTCCGCCGAAAGTAGATCCGGCACCGACGATGGTGCAGTCATCGGATGTTGGTTCCAGCGACAGTGCGGCAAAGAGTCAGAAACGCCGTCATGGGCGTGCATCGACGATGCTCAGTAGTGACCGTGACACCATTCTCGGGACGCTCACGGGCGGTGGTGGGCGCAATACCCTCGGATAAGGAGGAGCTATGCAGGAACAAAACATGCAGGGGGCTCGCCTACCCCCGCTCATTCGTGCGAGTGATCTGGCCGCGCGTATTGAGCTCAATCGAAAACCAATCGAGCAGATCGTTCGACAGCTCATCGAGAAGCGTCATACCTACGAGAAGCGATGGAAAGCGATCCGCGATTATCAGCTTTCGTATGTCGGTGCATTTGACGGCGTGGATGATGAAACGAATGGTGGCAACCGCAAAGATACAAACATCTGGCATAACTGCGCATGGGACAGCAATCAGATCTTTGCGGCGGGTGTTATGGGCGGCCTTACGCCGCCTTCACGCAAGTGGTTCCGGCTCGACTTTGCGAACACCGAACTCAAGGACAACTCCGACCTTGGCAAAATCCTTGACGAGCGCATTGACATCCTCGCGGACGTGCTCGAAAAGAGCAATTTCTACACGGCTGTCCATAGCTGTTACCTTGAACTCGCTTTTGGGCAAGCACCGCTTGGTATCTTTCCAGATCATCAGTACGGCGTCCATTTCGTCCCGTATCCCATTGGCAGCTACGCCATGGAGAACGGACCCGATGGAACAGTTCAGACGTTTTGCCGCCGCTACAAGATGAGTGCCGCACAGCTCGTGGATAAATTCGGTATGGAGAACGTACCGGAGAACATCCGCAACGAGGTCACGAACGGGCCCGGCATCAAGGCAGATCATACGGTCATATGGTATGTCGGTGCCAATCGGCACCATGACCCGCAAAAGATTGGCAGTTTTCACCTGCCCTATCTTTCCGTGTACTACCTCAAAGGCAGCACGGAGGATGAATATCTTCATGTGGGGGGATTTCACGAGTGGCCGGTGCCTGTGGCGCGGTATCTCGTCACAGGCAATGAGAGCTATGGAAAGGGCCCCGGATGGTTTGCAGAGGGTGATGCGAAAATCCTGCACCTCCTTGAAAAGGACAAGCTGACCATGGTTGAACTGAGCGTGAAACCGCCTGTTGTAGCAGATGATTCGCTCGGTATCAAGGGGATTAACCTTGTACCGGGCGGCAAGACGTTCGTGCAGCAAAAAGATGCGGTAACGCCGCTCTTTCAAGTGCAGGGCAACCTTGACCATCTGCGTGAGGTGGTAACCGACGTAACGACACGTATCAAACGCGCTTATAGTGCCGATCTTTTCATGATGCTCGATCAGCAGGAAAAGAGCATGACCGCGCGGGAAGTGCTTGAGCGCACACAGGAGAAAATGAACATCCTCGGTCCCGTCGTGCAGCGGATGCAGTTCGAGTTCCTCGGACGCATCATTGAGCGCGTCTACAACATCCTTGACCGAGCGCATATGTTCCCAGAGCCGGAGGATGAAGAGATGGCAGAGGTTCTGCGCGATCAGGAACTCAAGATTGAGTACATCAGTCCGCTCGCACAGGCGCAGAAGATGAGCGGCCTTGTCAACATTGAACAGGGGGTTGCCTTCCTTGCGCAGATTGCGCAGTTCAATCAGGACATTCTCGATAAGATGAACTGGAATGAGACCATCAACCGCTACTTTGATATGCTCGGTGCTCCTGCGGCAATCAAACGCACGGATGACGAGTATGAGGCGATTCAGCAGCAAAAGCAGGAGATGGCACAGAAGCAGCAACAGATGCAGGAGGCAGCCGCAATGGCACAGATGGCGGCACCTGCGGCACAAGCGGCAAAGAACGCCACGGAGGCGGCGCAGGACGGCAATCCCGCACTGCAGCAGCTCTTTGGGATGACACAGGTCTGATCGGAGGCGTGAATGGAATACGAACAGAGTGCTACGGATAAGATGCGACGCATCGCAGACGAGAAAATCGCGACCAAAGATCGGGCGGCGCTCGGCTATCTGCTGAATCATCCTAACGGGCGATGGTTCTTGATGCGGCTTTTCGAGCGCTGTCACCTCATCGGCGGCTGCGTGTTTCCGGAAGATAACGTCAACCGCCTGCTCATTCTTGAGGGAGAGCGGCGCGTAGGACTGCATATACAGAATCTCATCACAAGCGACGTGGAAGCGCTTGCCTCTAAACAGACGGCAGAAAGCGAATATCACGCGCTTATGAACGAGCTGAAAGCAATGATTTCAGATGTAGAAACGAAGGAGGAAACCATATGACGGAAGAGATGATCTTCGACCTGCAGCGATTTGCAGATGATAACGGAGATTCGGACGCCGCGGATCCTGCATCCGATGCGGGCGGTGCGGGGGGAGATGCCGGCGGGACGGATAAGACACCGCCGGAAGATGCGGGCGGCACGATTCTCGGCGGCGACGGGAAGGATGCCAATCCTGCGGGTGTACCGGATGCCTATGACTTTAAGTCCATTGTCCCTGAGGGCATGGACTATGACGAACAGTCGGCCGCGGCATTCGGGGAAGTCGCAAAGAAGGCAGGGCTCTCTCAGGAACAGGCAAGTGCGATTGCCGCCTATGGCATGCAGTACATGCAGCAGGGCGCAGATGCTGCTTTGAAGGCAGTCTATGACACGCAGGCGGCATGGGCTGATGAAGCACGCACGCAGCTCGGCGGGGAGTTTGATGCGACCGTTGCAAAGGCGGCCGCCGCACGCGATGCACTTGCCGCAAAGATACCGGGATTCACTGCAATGCTCAACGAGACAGGCGCGGGCAATCGCGTGGAGATGATTTGCCTCATGGCGGCGGTTGGTGAGCTCATCGGAGAGGATGGAGGAGACCGTAATGGCTCCGCCAGGACGGAGAAGTCCATCTACCCGAACACAGATTTCAAAAAGTACAGCTAAAAGGAGGATTCTATTATGGCAACACTCGGAACACAGGCACTGACGCTTTCTGATCTTCGGAAGCGTCTTGCGCCCGATGGGAGCGTCGATTTCATCATCGAAGCACTCCTGAATGCAAATCCTATCATGGATGATATCACGTGGAAGATGGGCAACCTGCCCACGGGCAACCGCACGACCATCCGTACATCCATGCCGAAACCCTCGGTGCGCCGCATCAATCGTGGCGTGACGCGGCACAAGTCCACGACCAAGCAGGTGCAGGACACCTGCATTATCCTCGAAGATCGTTCTTGCGTGGATATTGAGGAGATTGCGCTTGCACCAAACGGTGAGCAGTTCCGCCGCAGTGAGGACGCGGCTTTTGTCGGTGGTTTCTCGGACGCGATCGCCGCGAATATCTTCTATGGAAACGCAGAGGATGACCTCGATACCTTCAACGGTCTCTCGATGCGCTATCCCGTCATTGGCGGAGAGAAGAACACGGCGGGCTATCAGGTGATCGGCGGTATGACCGCAAATGCGGGTGCAAAGAACACATCGGCATTCCTCGTCGGCTGGGGTACGCACGCGACGAGCGGTATCTACCCGAAGAACTCGCAGGCAGGTCTCAAGCAGCGTGATCTCGGCGAACAGACGGTACTTGACCCCGATGGCAAGGAGTATCAGGCACTCACCACGCTCTTTACGTGGAAAGCGGGGCTCTCGGTCGGGGATATCCGCGCGAACGCCGCTGTGCGCAACATCGACGTGGATAAGATTACGGGCTCTATGGCAAGCGCGGAAAAGCTGAAGCTGATTGAGAAGTTCGTCACGGCGAAGAACCGCATCCGCAATCTTCAGTCGCGCGACAAGAGGGTTGTGATGTATGTCTCCGAATCGCTCTACAACTGGTTCGAGATTTATCTGCTCGACAAGAACAACGTCCATGTGACACGGCAGGAGCTTTCTGCGGATGTGCCGCGCCTCTATTTCGGGGGCATTGAAATCAAGAAATGTGACGCCATCTCTGATCAGGAGAGTGGCGTCACTGTCGTTTAAGGGAAGGAGTGACAACAATGGCGATTTTGGACGGAGAAAATCTGTTTTACAACGCGAAAGCCCTGTCGAATGGGGCGATTGATTCGGACGTTTTGAAGGTCGGTCCCGGCGATGCTGGGGATCCTGTCATTCTTGTTCTGCGCGTGAAGAACGGTGGGACGGGCACATTCAAGACCGTGCTTGAGACCTCGGCGACGGAAAACTTCGCAGCACCGAAGACCCTTGGCACCTACGATCAGGTGCCGCTCTCGGTGCATCTGCCGCGTGGCAACCTCGGCTATCTTCGCATCAAGGGAACGAGTACCTACACGAAAGGCACGGTGACGGCGGGGCTCGTCCTCGACGACAACATCGACCGCTGATATCTCGCGGATAGAAACAGGCAGAGCAGAAGGGCTTTCCTTCTGCCTTTGCCATAGTGCCATAACAGCTATGACACTGTGGCAAGGGAGGAATCTATATGAACAGTACAGAGATCTGCAACATGGCACTCTCCTATATCGGGCATGGGCGCATCAACAGCATTGATGATATGAGTGAGGAGGCGCGTAAGTGCAAGGTGCACTACGACCACGATCGCCGCCGTATGCTGACGGCGTATCCGTGGGGCTTTGCCAAGCGCGTGGAAAAGCTCGCGGCGTTTCCGGAGGCGGTGCCCGGCTGGGATGTGGTCTATGCGTATCCTGCGGAATGCCTGAGCGTGCTCTACGTCTACAACAAAGAGAGTGCGCGGAAAAAGGAGACGGAGCCGGAGGATTATGAGATTGTGACACTCGGCGGGAACAAGGGGATTGCGACGGATGTGCAGGAGGCATGGGCGGAATATACGGAGGATGTGAAAGACCCAGTGAATTTCAGTGAGGAGTTTGTGGAAGGCCTCGCGCATCTTCTTGCATCCTCCATTGCGACGGGAATCACAGGAAATGCGACCATCGCCGCACAGCATATGCAGCTTGCACAGCAGTCGATCATGACAGCGCGGTATTACAGTGCGCTCGAAAAGGCACGCTGTATGCAGTACCCGCACAAATACGCGGATGAGCGATTTACCTGAGGAGGATATAGAGATGGTTCAGCCGACGGTGTTCTATTCGATTCAGCCCGCATTCACGGGTGGTGAGATATCGGGGGAAGTCGCATCCCGCGTCGATTTGGAGAAGTATCAGTTGGCACTCCTCACGGCGGAGAATGCAATCATCCGCCCGTATGGTCCTGTCTACAAGCGACCTGGCAGTATCTATGCAGGGCGCATGAAGTACGATGACCGCGCGGCGATTCTCGTGCGCTTTGAGTATTCGGTAGAGATTTCATATCTTCTCGAATTTGGAGACCGCTATATCCGCATATGGCGGGATGGTGTGCGTCTGCCGTTTGAACTGGAAACACCATTTGTACCTGATGATCTTCGGAATCTGCGCTTTGTGCAGTCCGTTGATGTTATGTATATCTGTTCGGGCAATCATCCGGTCAAGAAGCTTTCGCGCTATAGCGAGCAGGATTGGCGGCTCACAGATATTGCGTGGACGCGTCAGGCGTACGGGGATATCAACAGTGATGAAGCGTCGACGATACGTCCCAGAGGAATTACAGGAAACATTACGCTGAACGCAGCCAAGGATGTTTTTTCCTCGGAACGCGTAGGAGATGACCTGCAAATAGAACAGTATGTGGATGGAGAAACGGTCTCCATCTCTGCAACGGCGGGAGGGACCTCGTTCTATTCGCCGGAAATTCCTGCGCATATGGGGGAGACCTATACGATCAAAAAGAGCGGTACCGGCAACTGTAAAGTAACGCTGCAGGCCCTTGTCAGCTACGAAGATGAATTCCAGGGATGGGATCAGACGACAACCGACCTTGCTAGTAAGAGTGGTACGGGAGAATGGATGATGCAGGGGCAGCTGACGGAAGCAGTTATTGGGTATGGGTTCGATGAACTCATCAGTATGCGTGTAGAAAATATTACAGGAGGGGTAAAGCTCACCATTACGACGAGCAGCGGCGAAACACGAGAGTATGCGCTCGATCAACGCGCGATGTATAGCCGGAATATCAAGGTCGGGCGGACATGGAAAGTCATATCTCATGGGACATGGACGGGGAAAATATTTGTGCAGCAGTCCACGGATGGCGGGCGTACATGGGTCAATCTGCGTGCCTATACCTCCAATAACGACTATAATCCAACCGAATCGGGCGACGTAGAGGAATACAGCCTGCTCCATGTGCGTGCGGAAATTACGAGTGGGACATGTAACGTAGACCTCTCCGCATATCCCTATAAGCATACGGGGTATGCAACCATTACAGCCGTGCAGAACGCAAAGACAGCGACGGCCCGTGTAACAAAAGACCTCGGTGGAATTACACCTACTGCGGATTGGTACTGGAGTGCATGGTCGCGCACGAACGGCTATCCGCGCTGTGCGGCGTTCTTTCAAGACCGTCTGTGCTTCGGCGGGAACAAGAAGTATCCGCAGCGGCTCTGGATGTCGAGGAGCGGGGACTATGAGAATTTCGGCGTTGAAAAGGAATCAGGTACGGTGACGGATGACAGTGCCGTTACCGCTGATCTGCTCTCGCGGCAGGCGTATTCTATTTCGCATATGGATGTGGGCAACGATCTGGTGATTTTCACCGATGGAAACACATGGACGGTTGCGGGTTCCGAGACGGTCAAGCCGACGAACATCACGCCGAAGAATCAGGAGAACTATGGATGCAGTGATGTCCCTCCGCTGCGCGTCGGCAATCGCATTGTTTATGTGCAGCGGCGCGGCGCGATTGTCCGCGATACGGGCTACTCCTACGAGGCAGACGGCTATGTAGGAGCTGATCTGACACTTCTTGCAAAACATCTGGTGCGCGGGCGTGCGATTGTGAGCGCCGCATACGCGCAGGAGCCTGATAGCCTGGTCTATTTCGTAACGGACGATGGGCAACTGCTCTGTCTGACGTATGTCATGGACCAGAAAGTATATGCGTGGAGCCATTTTGTGACGGATGGGAAATACAAGGCGGTCTGTGCCGTGAGCAGCGGAAATACGGATCGTATCTATGTGATTGTGGAACGTAGCATCAATGGCAAGACGGTGCGCTATCTTGAGTATTTCGCACCCCACGGGGAATCGGAGGCAGAGCAAGATTATGTGATGGCGGATGCGGCGATTGCCGTGACGTACCCGTCGCCGCAGACGGAGATCCCCGGCAAGGATGTCCTTGCGGGCAAGAAGGTCGCGGTGATGGCAGACGGGTATCACGATGACAGGATTACGATGAATGCCTCGGCACGTCTTCCGGAGGCTGCAAGACGCGTCACGGTCGGCCTGCCGTATACGATGACCCTCGTGCAGCCGAACTGGGATGTGGGCAATACGGAAACAGGAACGGTACAAGGGCGTAGGAAGATGGTACGCAAGGCGATTCTGCGCCTCACGAAGTCCTACGGCGGGCGCATCGGGCAAAATGCAGCGATGCAGGATGACATTATTTATGATCCTGAGCGTATGGAGTTGGATGAGAATGTGCTCTATACGGGCGATAAGGAGGTAACGCTTCCGGCGGGCGGATGGGATAAAGACGGGCGTACCTGCATTACGCATGATACGCCTTACCCGTTCAGCCTTTCGGCAATCATCAGGGAGGTGTCTTTTGGTGGGTAACTACGAGATCAAGAAAATTACGAAGCAGAAGAAGAAAGAGCAGCTTGTGTGGACGCTTCTCGGCGAGCTGCGTGCCGCCGATCGCAGGGAACTCACGGCGGGGGTCTGTGAAAGCGGATCTATCGAGAACGAAATCTATGATTCGGTGTTTCTTTCGGAGGAGTGCTTTGCCGCATACGACCGCACGGGGCTTGTGGCAATCTGGGGATATCGGGAAGTGCTCGGCAATCCGGGGCGGCTGATCTGGTGCCTCGGGACGGAGCGCGTGGCAAAGAACTGTTACGCGTTCGCAGTGGAATCCAAACGTATTCTAACGGACTGGGCGCGGCGGTTTGGCGTGCTCTACAATGCGGTCGGCGCGTTCAACAAAGATGCAATCCGTTGGCTCAAATACTGTGGTGCCGTGTTTCATCGAGAGATTACGGTCGGCGGCGAACGGTTTATCCCGTTCACAATCGAAGGAGAAGGGAGGAAGTAATATGTGCGGATGGGTGGCAGGGCTCACGGCCCTCGGCGGGCTTTTCCAGTACCGTCAGCAACAGGCACAGGCGAATGCACAGGCATCCATGTATCGTGCACAGGCGGATGCGGCGGCACAAAATGCACGCATCGAAAACCGCAAGCAGGAGCAGATCGCGGATAACTATGCGCAGCAACAGGAGGCACTACGGGCGCGCCATCGTTTGGCTATGGGGGCGCAGCGTGCGGAGACAGGCGCGGCGGGGCTGAATTTCGCGGGCTCTGCGATGGATATTCTCTCATCGGGCTATGACGCCTATAACAAAGACGCGGCGAACCTCCTCATGAATCAGCGCAATGATAACTATAGCTCCCGTGTCGCGGAGAGCAACTACATCAATCAGGCGAATCAGGCGAATGCGGCGGCGGGCAATGTAAAGCGTGCAGCGCGGATGGCGGGGTTCGCTACGATCCTCGGGACGGCGGCGAGCGTCTATGGTGCGGCACAGCCGTGGAAAAATGCGGGCAAAGCGACGGGGAATATGCAGGCAGGTGTCGGAGCGCGGGATATGGGCTATGGCACGTCGGCGTTCTACAACTCTAAAACAGGCTATACGTTCGGGACGGATTACTTTAAGCAGAATCCGTCCTTTGATTCGTTCGGCAAGGGACTGAAGAACTACAATCCGCGTGGGAGATGGTGACATATGAAGTTCTCGACGTATACGCCGGCAGTAGAGCCGCATATGATGAATCCGCCCGCTGTGCGCGTCTCTGGTGATGTGAATGCCTACGGCAGCGGTGGTGAGGACTACGGGAAGATGGCGGCGGCCGTCGGGCAGGTGGCGCGTGTCGCAGCACAGAGGCAGGACGATCTGGATGCCGCCGATGTGATGAAAGCCCGCAACGAGGTTATGACGAGCCTTACGCAGCAGCTCTATGGGGAGCAGGGATTATTTACGACAGGCGTTGGGGAAAACGCAAAGGGGCTCATCGACCGTACGACCGACGCAATCAACAAGACCTATGAGGATGTCAGCAAGAACTATAACCCCCGTGTACGCTTTGCTCTCAAGGGCAATCTCAATGAGAATATGGCGAACTTCCAGCGCATTGCCGCCTCCAAGGAGATGGCAGAGGGCAAAAAGGTGGAGGAAGCGACGTTTGCCTCCAACCTTCAGACGAACGCGCAGCAGGCGGCTCTGACGTGGCAGGTGAATGGTGCGCCGACCATGTATGTGAATCAGAGCGACGTTCTCCTCGCGGCACAGGCGCAAAAGGAGGGATGGTCGGGGGCACAGCTCGCGGCCGAACGACGAAAGATGGTGACGAATATTGCCGCCGCCGCCGCAGGTGCAGCACTCGAAAACGAGGATTACGACCGCGCAGATGAGATACTGAATCAGTTCCGTCCGGATATGGATCAGACGACCTATTGGAAGTTGGCGCAGGTGTCTAAAAAACACACGGAGGCAAAGGAATTTGATTCGCTTGCACATGAAATATTCAGCAAGCCCGGCGTGTGGGAGGGAAATCATTTCAACGAAGCAAAAGCACTGGAATACGTGAATGAAATCTGTGGTAAGACTGCGACGAAGCGTATCGGCGGTGCAATCAAAAACAAGGAAGATTTTTTCGCGGCGGTTGCAGGGCAGGAATCCGGTGGGAATTATAACGCACAGAACGGGCGCACGGGCGCATTCGGCAAGTATCAGATCATGCCGGAGAACTGGTCGTCATGGGCACAGGAGGCAGGACTCTCTGCAGATGCACCGCAAACACCGGAGAATCAGGAGATTGTCGCAAAATACAAGCTCGGGCAGTATTACGACGAACTTGGTCCGGAAGGTGCTCTTGTTGCTTGGTATGCAGGATACCGAAACGGTGAGCGTTGGCGGGATGGAGAAGCGGACGCAATCGGTGAGGGTGGTCATTATTCGTGGGATGCAAGGCAGGGGAACGGTGATGAGCCGTCCGTCCGTGAATATGTGCAGCAGGCACTTGGGCGTGCGGGAGGAGTAGAACGTACGGTCAGTGCCTACGACCCCGAAAAACGCGACCATCTGATGAAGCTCGTCAGTGCACTCGGAAAAGATGCGGAGCAAGCCTATCAGCAGCAGCGTGGTCAGTATCTGGATGGAATCATGCGGGCGGCGCAGAGTGCGGGAAGCTACAGCGCGGCGATCTCCATGCTCTACGCACAAGACCTCGATATGAAGGAGCGCAACAGGCTTGAAAGCCAGATTGCAGAGTATTACCACGTCAATAGAGGGACGGGGAAGCTAATCGGTGCAGGTCGGAGCGGTACGAATAACGGTAAGAGTTGGTCAAAGGCATATCCAGAGGAGGCAAAGGCTCTCAATCGGTTTGCGGAACATCTCAGGAAAGGCACGACGATTACAAAAGTGGAACTTTTGGAAGCGCGTCGTGCGGGCAACCTCTATGCGGATCTTGGTTATCTATCAGAAGAAGATGCGGCGGACTTGGAACTCTACGAGAACTCGTCGGAGATGCGCTCTCAGGTCACGGACTTTATTGAACGACGGGGGCTTGGTGGTGCGTTTGAGGAGATGCTGGATATGGGTGGAACGCCAACGGCGAATATTATCATCCTATCGAAGGCACTTCCGTACTATCTGGATGACAATTTTCAAGGAATTATTGACGAGGAGGGCTGATTATGGCGTTTGATGTGGATCGGATGCGTGCACGCGCAGAGGAGTTGAATCAGGCGCATGAGGCGCAGGAAGCTCAGGCACAGAATCAAGCGGCATGGGATGCAAAGCCGTGGTATGAACGGCTCGCCGAAGGAACGATGGCGGATGCCGTTGTGGATACGGGGCGCGATTTTGTAAGCTCTGCAATCTCTACAGGCACAAGAGTTGTCAATGCCTATGAAGAACTCCATGAAGCAAGGGTTGCGTCGCGCGACAAGTACGGGGTGTATATTCCAACCCCCGAGGTGCAAGAGGCGTCTCGTGATCTCCGTGGTGCGGGAGTGGATTTTATGCTCGCTCCCGTGCGCGTTGTCGCCGACCATATAACACGCCCGCTGCGCTCGTACATCGGGTCGAAAGTCGAGCAGAGTGCTGATGAGGGAAGCGAATTTGCGCAGGATGTGCGCGGGACGGAGACGTTCGTCAATTACTTTATGACGGATGAGGACAAGCTCCGTAAGGCACGTGAGATTGAGGAGAATACGGGCATTTCTGCCGATGCCTTTATGGAGGACGATGTTGCCTTCAAACAGGCACTCCGAATCAATGACTACGCAAACATGAAGAAGAACCTCATGCAGGGGGATTTCTCCATGGAGGCGGTCTGGCAGGAATTCCCTGAACTGCGGGACGTTGCAAAGATGAGCCCGCGCGATGCGGCTCTTGCTCTGCATGACATTGAATCCGTGCGTCAGACGCATGGCATCGTGGAGACGTTCACACATTTCCTTGCGGTCGGCAACAAGAAACTCGAATATGATAATCTGCAATATAAGATCATGACCGGTGCAGCCGATGACAATGACCGTCAGCGTGCCGCTGATCTTGCGCAGATGATGGAGGAGGACAAGAAGGAAAAGCCATCTTTCTTTGACGATCCTCTTGCGGCGATTGTCGGCGGCATGACATCGTCGGGTCCGGAGATGCTGGAATCTGTGCGCGTCGGTGTTCGGGATGGTCTCATTACGGCGGAAGCGGCGGCGATTGCAATGGCGGCGGCAGGTACGGCGATTGAGCCCGGCGGCGGTACACTCCTCGGCGGGGCGGTTGGTGCGGGTGCGGGCTTTACTGCAGGTTTTGCTAGAGGCTTTGCTACCAGTTTTTCCCGCTCGGTGCTTGGCAGTGTAGCACGTCGGCAAGCCATGCGTACCGCAATGACGCGCGGTATGCAGGCGGGTATGTTCGAGGGAATGCGCCGCCCTGAGACAGGTGCACGCTATGCCGAATACGGGGAGATGAAGGATAAGGACGGCAATCCGCTTCTCACGGACAATGACAGACGGCTTTATGCGGCTCTCGGTGGTGCGGCGAATGCAGGTATCGAGTTGGCGAACTTCGGTATTGCGGCAAAGCCGCTCGCTCGTGGTGTTGCTGCGCTCGGCAAGGGCGGCTATGCAGAGACGGCAATCAAGGGGGTTGTCGATGCGGCGAAGTATGATGTGGCAAAGCGTGAATCCATCTCCGCCTTTGCAAAGTCGCAGGTGAAGGACACACTCAAAATTGCTGCAACGGAATCGCTCGAAGAGGGGGCGCAGTCTCTCTCTGATGATCTCATCCATAACCGCATTGTGAACGCCTCCGATGGACGTGCGGCGGACAAGGCATACAGCCTTGGCGATATGGCGGCGAATGCGCTTGTGTCGAGCGTTGAGGCGTTTCCTGCGGGGCTTGGATTCGGTGTGATGTCCACGATGGGCGGTGCGTCGATCGGCAGCGTGCGTCATGCGCGGCGGCTCTCCTCAGAGAAGATGCAGGAGCAGATCGCAGCGCAGAGGACAATGACGGGGACCGTCATGCTTGACCGCCTCCAGCAGGTGGCATCCAGTGCAAAGCTGAAGCAGACCGCACCTGATGTGCAGCAGAAGATCATCCGCACACAGGTACATGGTACGGGATTTGAGAACGCCTACATTGATACCGAAATGGCGATGAAAAAGGAAAACGGCCTTGCCGACCTCAAGGAGGTGGCAAAGACCGCCGGAATTCGCGATGAGGAACTGCAAAAGACGATTCAGTCGGGCGGGCATCTCTTTGTGCCCGTAGAGCGATATGCACAATCAGCGGCCTCCTCACAGCTTCTTGAATCCGTTTCCTTCGCACCTGAGACAGATTCCATCGCCCGCATGAAAGAGAATGCAAAGGCACTGTCGGATGCGTTGGAGGGCGCACAGAAGAGTGCAATCAAGGCACGGACGGAGATTATCAACAGCATTGCAAGCGAGTATTTTCCGAAGCCTGCCGATCACCTTGACGCAGAGGAAAAAGCACGCATGGAGGGGGAGCGGGAGATGGCAACAGCGGTCATCTCACAGAATCCCGATAACCCTGCTGCGGGATGGAGGTCGCTCTATAACGAGTTTACGGCGACACGCGATGAGATTCTAAAACCTGCCATGGAGGCACTGTCACGCGGTATGAAGAAGGGGGTTGACATCCTGCCAACCGGCGAAGATGGGCGCGGAATCCGTGTCTCCAATAATGCGCCGTGGTATCAGGCGTATTACAAGGAAAATGGCAAAGCACCAAATCAGGCGCAGCTGCGTGACCTTGCGTATCTACTCACGGTCGGAGATGCATCTGCGCCCGAGGTGGAGGGGTGGATTCCGGCCACGCGCGAAGCGGCGGAGGCGATGGACGGCGCACGCGGCGAATTGGATGAACTGAACGGGTACATCAAGACGCTTGAGAACATCAAAGATCGCATGATGAAGGTCGATTCGTTTGAGGTCAAGGGATCTGCGGGGCTGTCGCCTGAGGCGTATGGTGTCTATCGTCAGATCGTAGAGCTGCTGGAAAATGTCGGTGCCAAACAGAAGGAGGATAAGCAGAAGGAGGACAAGCAGACAAAGGTTGCTCGTATGAATGCGCTCCTCTTTGCTCATCACGCGGATATCTTTGCCAAAGCTATGCGCACGCAGAAGGGCAACGAGAACTATACCGCGATGGATTACTTCAAGAAGCGGTTTGATTTGCGCTATGGCGGGAAGGATATGCGTTCGGGTGATGTACTTCATCAGGCGGCGATGCGGCGCAGTGATGCTGTAAACCTGGAAGAATTTAGTCGACGGATGCGTGTGCCGGACGCTGACAGCAGCAGTCGAAACAAGAAATTCCTGCGAATGACATCCCCTAGTGGTGCGGTCGTTGATGTTGCTCAAGATGATATGATTCATACGCATAATCGTCATCCTGAAATGACGGATGCAGATTATACAGATATTCAAGAGAATATGGAGAACTTCCAGCGTGTTCACTTGGATATGACAAGCAAGGGAGATTACGGCGGCAAAACGATTCTGTGCAAAATAAAAACGCCACGCGGAGCGGCGGGCGTGGCTTATGAACTTCTTCCTACGGGGAGAATCTTCCTCAAAACGGCGTTCTTTGACAATGAGAAGGGGATTGATAGCTGGATTACAAAGAGTGGCACAAGCAAAGACCTCATGAATCTGGAAACAGAAAAAAGAGGTAACGCCGCGTCCATGCTTACAGGTCACCCTAGCCGGACAGCTGATGCTGCCGACAGCCTAACGCCTTCGGTCGTTCGTCCTCTTTCATTTTCTATGATACAGGAGATGCTTGGGATTGTCAATCAAAAAGAGACGTTCAGCCAATCCGCATGGCACGGCACACCGCATGACTTTGACGCATTCGACCTCGGTGGAATTGGTACGGGCGAAGGCACACAGGCGCACGGATGGGGTCTTTATTTCGCGCAGGATAGGAAAACGTCAGAGGGGTATAAGGAGATGTTGTCCGGGAAAGGTGGGATAAGTTACGATGGTGTTCCACAACAAAATCTTTCGGGAGATCTGAAAGAAGCCATTGCTCTGTTTCGGCGCCTTAGGATGGTGAATAAAGGCGACTCTGATTCAGTGGTTATCGAAAAAGGAATTGCATCTAGAAAACGATTTTTGGAAAATCAGGAAACACTCAAATGGCATCGTGATCTATTGTCTTCGTTGCGTGAAAATCCAGATGAAACTATAAGATCGTTGGATAGATATTCCTATGATTACTTCGGATTATCTAAGGCTCAAAACCCAAGTCCTACTCAAATAATATCTGCGGTAGAAGAAAAAATAGCACAGCTTGAGAAAACGAATAGAGATGTACAGAGGGAACTTGACCTTCTTGAAACCATTGACCCGGAAAAAATAAAGATAAACACCGACGCTGGCAAGCTCTTCGAGGTCGAAATCCCCGACAATGACGTTCTTCTCGACGAGCAAAAGACGATGGGGGAACAGCCGCCAAAGGTACAGGAAGGTATCCGAAAGATGCTTCGCGAGATGGTTGGGCAAGATGTTTCGCTGACAGACGGCGCTGTGTCTGAATATACGGGAAAAGCACTTGTAAATTATCTCGGGCGTACATTGAAACAGAAGGGAAGTGAGAATCCCCATAAGGACGCATCTCTGCTACTTAATGAGCATGGAATCAAAGGGATTACCTATGATGGACGCCGCGATGGTCGTTGTTTCGTCATTTTCGATGACAAGGCGATCTCCATCATCGAGAAGTTCAATCAGATGCTCCGTCAAGAGGTGAATGGAGAAATCTCAAAGGAGGACGGCAAGCGCATTATCACGCTCTTTGAGAGTGCGGATGAATCGACATTCATGCACGAGATGGGGCATATGTTCCTCATGGATTTGGACGAGCTCGCGAAGATTGACGAAGCGTCTGCGAAAGATCTTGAAACGGTCAATGCGTGGGCAGAGTGGCACGAGGGCGCGGCGGAGGAGTATACAGGGACGGATTTCGCCGATGAGTTCCGCGACCACGAGAACGCGATCCTTGCGGCGAAGAAGTCGGGCGATGCGGTCGCAGAGAAAGGCGCGATGGAGCGGTGGAGGCAGGAGCGTTTTGCCCGTGGCTTTGAGATGTACCTGGCCGAAGGGAAAGCCCCGTCTGCGGCGATGAAGGGCGTATTCCGCCGATTCAAGGCGTTCCTGCGCAAGATCTACAATCTCGCAAAGAACGTCGGCGCAATGCCGTCGGCAGAGGTACAGGCGGTCATGGCGCGTATGATTGCGACGGAGGAGGAAATCAAGGCGGCGCAGCTTGACGCGCGTTTCCGCCCGATGGAGGAACTGCTCGACAAAGAGAGCATTGAATCCCTCCTTGGGGAGACGGAGGCAGAGCTTTACAAACGCTGGACGCAGGAGGCGCAGGAAGAGGCAGAGGACATTCTTCGTAAACGTGTCATGAAAGACCTCGAAAAAGAGGCAAGGGAAGAGTTCAACCAAAAGGTAGAGGCAGAGCGCGAACGCAAGCGGACGGAACTCGAAAACGATCCGGTTTATCTCGCGGAGTATGCGATGCGGGAGGGCGGTGATACCGATGTTGTCATGAACTGGTTCCCGTCCTATGCCGCCTATAAGAAGGCTCGGGCTGGGCGCAAGACATTGGAGGAAGAGCTTCAGAAGCACGTAGACGAATATGCCCGCAATCTTGACGAGCAGATCATGCAGGCGCATTTGTCGGATGAAAACGTGGCGCGTGCGATGCAGACGCCGAAGGCATATCACAGACGCCTTGCCATCGAATCCGCCGCGCTGCGGCGCAAGGAGCGCATGATGCGTGTCCTTAGTGGCAATGCGCCCGAGGAGGTCAAGAAAAAAGCTGCGGAGGATGCGGAGAGGCAGGAATCCGATACGCGACGCGGGACAAAGGAGCAGACGCGCAAGGAATATGAACGCTCTGCCTATGCGCATGAGAAATTCCTGCGGGAACAGGCGCGGATGTATTTGCGGGAGCGCACGATCAGTGAATCCTGCAATACGCGCTTCTTCCGCCGCAAAGAGCGTCAATACGCCCGTGCACTCAATAAGGCGGCGACGGCGGGGAAATGGTCGGAGGTACTTGAACTCAAGGAGCAACAGGCGTTTGCGGCGGCGTGCGCCTATGCTGCGGAGGAGAACGAGAAGCGGCTGAATCAGTTGCTTGCCAATGTGAAGAGGAAACTCAGTGCGCGTACGGTACGTCTTGCGGCAGATGAGCGGTACTGGCTGAATCACATCGGCTATCTCCTCGGGCTGAAAGCAAACGACGCGGAAAAGCCTGTCGATTGCACGAAGCTCTCCGACCTCTTCGCGCAGTACAAAGACAACAATGATATTGATGCCTGTGACCCGTCCGATCTTCTTGACCTCATCACGGAGGAAAAGAAGAAGTACAAGGATATGCAGCTGGACGATTTCGCGGATATCGTCAATGCGATGAATGTCCTTTATAGCGTTGGGCGTAACCGCAACGAAATGCTCACAAAGAGCATGCAGGGGAAAACCAAGGATGATATCCTCACAGAAATATTCACGGATGATACCACTCTGAAGCCATCGGGCGTTGTGGAGCGTCCTGTCTCGGATGATGTCGGTGGGATGGGATACAGTGAACTGCTTGCGAAAATTCCGCTCCTCGGCGAGGTTGTCGCCAAAGCGGCACAAGCAGGGAATAAGGAACTGACAAAGCCGGAGCTTATCCTTCGGCTCATGGGCGATAAAGCGCACCGCTACATCTATGGTACGTACGAACGCGCACAGATGAAGGAATCTGAATTGCTTGAGGAAAAGAGGGCTGCGCTTGAAAAAATCTTCTCCGTCTATTCCAAAAACGAAAAGATGAAGTGGAGCAAGAAGAACATCAACGCCTACGGCGATATGCTCTCAAAAGAGGAGGTCTTTTGCCTCGCCTTTAACTGGGGGACGGAGACCAACCGCAAGCGCGTGATGGATGATATCGGTCAAAGGCTGGATGTTATGCGTACCCTCAAGGAGAACATGACGGAGAAGGATTGGAAGGTCGTGCAGGAGGTGTGGAATCTCCTTGATACGTTCTGGGAGGAGAGCGCACGTGTCGAAGAACGCCTTAACGGCGCACACATCGGCAAAGTCCCTGCATCCGCATTTACCATCGAGACAGCGGACAGAAAGGAGATCACGCTGCAGGGCGGGTACTATCCTCTGCGGTACAACCCGAAGAAAGCGTCGAAGGTCAACGACAAGCAGGTTGAGGAAGATGCCAAGGGGCGCATGACGGGGGCGCAGGTGTTCGGCATAAAGCGCAGCCATGTGAAAGAGCGTTCCAAAGGGGACGTTATTGCGCCGGTACTGCTTCAATTCGACGTGCTGAAAGACCATATCTTCAATGCGTCACATAACATTGCGTTCCGCATTGCGGCGCGTGATGTGTACCGCATTATCAATGACAAAGAGTTTGAGGCGTATGTTACATCCAACTACGGACGTCCGATCTACAACTATCTGAAACAGTGGGCGGTTGATGTGTGGGCGATTCCCGTAGAAACATCTGATTCTGCGGCAATGGGCATCAACCGCATTATTGGCGGGCTTCGCCGCAACTCCACCATGGCGATTATGGGCTGGCGTATGTGGCCGTGTTTAGAGAACGTACTGACAAATACGTTCCTCAACATGGATAAAATCGGCGTGCAAAAAACGGCAGAGGCTTATTTTGAAGGGCTTCCTATTTTTGGCAAGGGCCCGAAAGCTCTACGCGACATGGCAAAGAAGTCTGCCTTTATGGCAGATCGTATCAGTAACATGGAGCGTGATATACGCCGCGACCCGCATATCTTTGACCCGACGTATGCACCACTTGAGTTTTTGCGGGATAATGCCTATTTCGGCATTAGTTTTACCGATCAATTGTTCTCTGTTCCGTTGTGGAACAAGGTGTATCAAGAGGCGTTTCCAAAGGCTCTGGCACAGATCAACGAGGAGAATGAGGCGAATAAGCGCACCTACAAAGAGGCACAGGATCGTGTGTACGCGCTGCGTGCAGAGATATACGACCTGCGCCGTGAGATGGAGGAGCTTGTTGACCCGTCATTGCAGAAACGCATTCGCGAAAAGGAAAAAGAGTTTGCGCAGGCGGGGCTTGCACTCGAACGTGCGGGCGAGCTTCCTGTATACGATGAGCGCGAACGCATACAGGAGGCTGAAACGCGTGCAGTGCAGGCGGGCGATGCAGCTGTGCGTGATACGTTCGGCTCGGGGCAAACAAAAGACCTTTCTGGCGCACAGCGTACACGCAGCGAATTGTTCAAGCTGTTCACGTCGTTCTTTTCTTTCTTCAATACGCAGTACAATGCCACCCTTGAAGCGCATTACAGAGGCAAATACAGCAAGACGGGATATAAGCATATTCACGTTTGGATGCCTCTTGCCCGTACCATCCTCTTCCGCATCGTTCTTGTCGGTGTCCTCGGCGGGCTCGGGAAAGCCGCGCTTGGTCTGGAAGGCGACGACGATAAGGACAAGTATCGGAAGGTGAAAGACCCTAAGACGGGGGAAACCATTAAGGTGGAAATCCCGTGGGAAGACCGTTGGATGAAGATCGTAATGAAAAATACATTGTCCACGGCAACAGGAATGTTCCCGGGGGTACGCGATTTTGCCGGTTTTGCATTGGATCAAATCTTCGACGGCACAACGTATGGACGAACCTTTGAGTTTGGTGCGCTTGCATCACGCGGCGGGAAACAGGCACTGGCGACATGGAACCTCATTATGAAAAAAGGGGAGGACGATCTCAAGCGGGAGGAGGAAGAGGAGAAGGAGCGTGCCCGCGTTAAGAAAATGACGCCGAAACAGCGCAAGAAATATGAGGAGGACAAGAAGTATCAAAAACCCAAGAAGGAGATCGGGTATCTCGACGTGGCAAAGTCTGCCGCACAAACGGTCAGTACACTCACGGCGACACGTCACGGGGTAACAAATACGGTGAGTGATGGGCTCTTCTCCATTGCGCTGTATGTCGAGGACATGATGGAGACGGACAACTACTATGACCCCGATATCAGGAATGTTCTGCGTGCGGCTATCTTTGACAAGAAGCTGCGCCCGCGTGAAGTTCCCGAAAAGCCGAAGAAACCAAAGAAGAAAAGCCGTACGCGTGGCGCACGGTGATAAGAAAGGAGCATCTCTATGATCGAACATCGGAAAACATCGGTGACGTATCGCGGGGACGGGGTGACAACGTCATTCCCGTTCCCGTTTGATATTTCGTCGGCAGATACAATCCGTGTTGCCATCTATGATATGGCGACGGAAACCACGACAGAGATCACGCGGGATTATTTTGTCGATGTGTCGGCAAAGGTTGTGCACTATCCGGGCTATGCGCCCGGGCAAGCCCCCGCCGCTGCTGCGCAGCCGCCGAAGCTCCCGAATGGCAAGACAATAACAATCTATCGCAAGACACCGATCAACCAGCTTACGGATCTCGGTGCAAAATATCCGTTGCCGACTATTGAGGCAATGTCAGATAAGGCAACTGCGATCCTGCAGGAACATGATGAAATGTTTGGACGCACCGTCACATTGCCCGCAGGCGACCCAAAGACGCCGGAGCAGCGTCTCACCGACCTCCAAAACTACGTGTCGGAAGCGAAGAGCTCTGCGGGCTCTGCCGCACAGTCGGCACAGCAGGCAAACGATGCTAAGAACACAGCCGCTTCCTCCGCCGCTGCAGCCGCAGGGTCAGCCAACGCAGCCCAACAGCACGCAACGACCGCAGAGGATAGGCGCGTGCGGGCAGCAGCCTCCGAAACCAATGTGAGACGTATGGAGGAGAACGTTGCGAATATGCAGCGTCATATTGACGGAGCGCGTGCGGAGACAGGACGCATGGAGCAGTCGACGCGTGAGAGTGCCCGCAATGCTAAGCAGAGCGAGGAGTATGCCGAGCGGTATGCAGCGGGCGCATGGCGGGCAGCCTCTGAGGTGGAGTCGAACCTCGGGATTCAGACGTTTGAGTACGACGAAGACGGCGACCTTATGCCAAAGGAATCACCTGCTTCGAGCCTCTTTTATGAACTGGATGAGGACGGGGATATCATGCCCCGTTCGCGTTAGAAAGGAAAGATCATATGGCAACAAGAAATTTTGTCCCGCGTGCGAATGGGGAAGGAAGCATCGGGAAATCAAGGAAGCACTGGGGGGCGGCGTATATTGAAAAAATCTTTGTCAAGGCAGTGGAAGTGCTCGGTGGCGAGACGGAGAATGACGCACAGCCTGCGACGATTGGATGGGTGAAAAGTAGCTTTTCTAAAATTCTTGAAACTGTACTTGGTGCCACAGGATTAAGCTACAGCCTTTCAAGTGTTGGGTATATCAAACTTGGCGCGTTATTTGGGGGGGTAATTATTCAATGGGGGGCCACCGAAAACAAAAATGGTAATTTGTACGAAACTGTTTTCCCTATAGAGTTTACAACGGTAATAACAGTTGTATCAAGTGTTTGTGTATGGGGCGATAATATCGAATCAACTGGAGGCTATGCTACGACGGTAGAAAAACGTAGAAATGGCGCTAAATTCAAACTTACTGGGGATATTAAGGGCGGAAAAATTTTTATTGAGTATATTGCTATCGGTTATTGAGGGGGGAAAGAAAATGGGTACATCAAACATAAAAAACTACTTTAGTAGGTTTGATTCTAACGGGAGAATCCTCGCTTCCGTTCCGATTGGTACTACGCTTGAAAAAACGAAAAGGAGCGCGTACGAAACAGAAGGTTATTGCGAGATACCCGCCGAGGATTGGCACTATTACATTGGCAACCACGGGCAAGGAGACAATGGCACGGGCTACATCCGTGACCCCAAGACGGGTAAGCCCGTATCTGCGCCGCCTGCTCCACCTGTGGAAGTCGAGCCGCAAGAGCCGCCCGTTGATGAGGAACGTCTTGCCGCATTTGAGGCAATGGCAGCGCAGGAAGCCCGCCTCGTCGCACAGGGGGAGCGCATCGCGGCACTCGAAGCGGAACTTTCTGCGCTGAAGGGAGGTGAAGGAAAATGAAGAAGTGGCCATACATGATTCCCGTCTACGCCTATCTCGTACGTCGCGGAACGTGGGCAATCTCCGAGGAGTACAAGAAAGACGATCAGAAGGTCGTCCCCGAGGTCTACCGCGAGGACGTAGCCGCGTACCTCGTCGAGCACACAACAGGATGAACATGAGCGCAGAACAGCCGTCATAACGTATGGCGGCTTTTTTGATGGAAAGGAGAACCTATGAAGAAACTACTTGCCGTTATGATCGCCGCTGTTATATGCGCAGCCTCACCCGCTGCATCGGCACAGCATCGCCTTATTGACAGCGTGGGCGTTGACCGTTTTGCTCATGCAGGACTTAGCTACGCTATTTGTGATCAGCTGCAGCGTAACTGCGGTATGAATCACATCTGGGCGGCAATAACAACGCTTTCCATCGGCGCACTTAAGGAGTGGTCCGATGGTCACTGGGACGGGAGAGACTTCGCGGCAGATGCTGCGGGAGTCCTGATGTATCAGGTGCGTTTTTAGGAGGCAGGCATGGCAAGAAACGAAATCCTCTCCGAACTCGAGGGCATCAAAGGGCAGATACAGGCACTTGCAGAAAACTTGCCGATGGGGCGTGATCAGCTCTATGCGATCAATGAACGCATTGCTCGCCTCGAGGAGAGCACAAAGTCCGCGCATCACCGTCTGGACGAGTTCAAGCATGATGTGTGCTGGACAATCGGGATGAGTACAACCATCGTCGGCATCTTTGCATCCATCTTGACGTGGGCGCTCGGAGGGAGGTAAGTAATGCTCAAAATCTCACAGTGGCTCAAAAAGGGCAAGAACTACCTGCGCAGCATGACAAGAAGCCACGCTGCTATGCGCTACATTGTATGGTATGCGGCTTTGCTTGTCATCTGCTGCAGCATCTATGTCGGTGCGTGGATATATGACTGGAACAATACGCTGAAGCCTGATCTTGTGGAACTGCGTAACTTCCTGCATGAAATCAGCGGTGCGGCGTGGATCGCCGTCATCGGATTTTTGGCAAAGTCATTTATCGACCGGGACGACAACGGAATCCCCGACCAATATGAAGAGAAAAAGGAGGACACAGACAATGGAAAGAGTACATCTGAAAGATCTGAATCTGACGTATGATGCAGGGCGACTGAGCACACGCCGCGAAACGGATATGATCGTCCTGCATCACACAGGTAACCCGACCGATGACGACCTCTCCGCGGAGGAGATCAACGCATCGCATCAGGCGCAGGGGTGGACGTGCATCGGCTATCACTATGTCATCCGCAAGGATGGCACAGTGGAGATTGGCCGTCCGCATTGGACGATTGGTGCGCATGCGGCGGGAGAGAACTCGCACACAATCGGCATCCACGTCTGCGGGAATTTTGAAATCGGCTATCCGACGGCCGCGCAGATTGAGAGTACCGCGATGCTGTTGGCTAACGTTTGCACGGATTACGGACTGCCGATTGACCGCGACCACATCGTTGGGCATCGTGAGCTGATGGCGACGGCGTGCCCGGGGCGGAATCTTTATGAGATGATGGACACCGTTGTCGGCAAGGCGAACTTCTACGCCGTGCAGTAAATGATTGGAGGAAATATTATGGAAAAGTATCTTGGTGTAAAAATTGTACAAGCTGAGCCATGTAAAGCGTGGGAGAAGCGCGGAGATCATGAGGCTGGTGCAGAGGGGTACAAAGTCGTCTATGAAGATGGCTATGTAAGTTGGAGCCCGAAAGATGTGTTCGAGAAGGCATATCGTCCTCTGAAAGATGTTCCTGGAGCAGAATAGGAGGAAAGTATGAGTCATACGATGAAGTTCCGGAAGAAACCTGTCATCATTGAAGCGTATCAGACGGATCGCCCGATGGATATAGAAACGCTCGAAGGCGTCATGCACGCCGACACTGGTGACTGGATTATTACAGGCGTCAAGGGCGAACAGTATCCATGCAAGCCCGACATTTTTGATGCAACCTACGAGCGCATATAGGAGGGGATATAATGCTTGAAAGAGTGAAACAGGTCGTTACAGAGCGCAAAATGGCCCTGCTGGTGATCCTGTGTCTCCTGCTTGTCGGCATTGCGTACGCCCTCGGCCGGCACTCCGTATCCGAGCAGACTGCAGCGGACAAGCCCGCCGTTATGACGCAGGAGCAGACGCAGGACACGGCGGCACTGCGGGCGCAGCTGGATATCTCCAAGAGCAACGCGGATGCGCTCCAAAAGCGGCTTGCGGAAGCACAAGCGGGACAGCGTGCACCGACAACAACCTACTATGTGAGTGCTCCAACGGTGGAGCGGGCTGCGCAGGTCGTTGAAAAGCAGATTCGTGAGGACGACCCGAAACTGCCACGGGCAGCGAGGGAAAAGGCAGACCGTACCGTAGTCACTCCGATCACGCAAGATAAGGCCGGCAAAGCCCTGTCGCCGGATGATCAGCGGGTTGACGTGTATAAAATCAACCTCCGAAAAGACCACCGTATCAAGGCGGGCGCGTCCGTCATTGACGGCAAGCCGCTCATGAGCATCGGATATGAGCAGGGGCGGCTTGAGGCACTGGCACATTTTGACGGTTCACGCTATAAAGGTGTGACGGTCATGTATAACGTCGCTGAGTGGTGACAAATAAACGAACAGAGGGGGCAGCGTTTCGTGCGCCGTCCCCTCTGTTTTTTGTATTCAAAATTTGACAGCTTTTTGACAGCCAACATGTGAACGAAATAGAGCGATATAGAGGGATATAGGATAATGGAAGCCTTGTATATCAAGGGGAATCGCAATTTGCATGAGTGAAAAATCGACGTTTAAGTAACTCGAAATCAAGTGTGGTGATGAGCCACCGTGGGTTCGAATCCCACCCTCTCTGCCATTGAAAAATAAGGCTTCGTGGAGATTTCCACGAAGCCTTTTCTGTGTCCATTTTGGGGCGAAAAATAGGATTTTGGGCACATTTTGGGCACACGAGATTTTAAAAGTGGGGTTTGGGGTGCTCGAATGAGGGGAGCTGACATAGAAAACGAGGATGCCGTGCAGCATCCTCGCATTCATTTGAGCATCACTTTTGAGGTTTTAGTGGGAGATGTATAATCTCCTCCTCAGCGGACGAAATAGCTAGCTTTGTCCCTTGTCCTGTGTCATTTTTGCAGAATATCCATCTCTATCGGGCTATCCATACCATGTTATTTGCATGGACAGGGCGGACAAGGGGACAATGACTAAGCGGACGGTGCATCAATTTTTGAAGAAGCATACGAGAAAAGTGATGCAGACTTCTCCTTAGAGGAGCGCCAGATATTTCGGTTGATCAGCCTTGGCAATCTTCAGCGCATCCATTGCAGCTTCGGCGGTGATGCCTAGGCTTGAAATGAGGTTCTTGATGCTTTTTATACGTTCTGTTTCTGCACCGCGAATTTCACCACGAACCTCGCCGCGAACTTCGCCAATAGCAATACCGTCGTTGTAGATTTCTTCCATTACCTTGCACATAGCTGCAACCCCCTTTTCATCTTCTTTGAAAAAGCGTACGCGTTCGGCGAGCACGTCGCTGTACATATCGTTCGGATCACTGCAAAAGAAGTCGTGCATGAGACGCCCGAGCGGGCTTTCGCTCCGGCATTCTCCGTTGACGTAGAGAATGTGTGCGCCGTCGTTGAATACCTCCTCGGTATCCTCGAATGTTCGGCGCACCTTGTAGAGCGATTTGCCACGTTTCCATACGTCATGCTCCGTGATGAAGATGACGTAGGTTTCCGGAAGGTCGGGGAAGAGTGTTCCTTTACTGACCTCACGAGAATCAATCATGCTGCTGTTGAACCTCGCACGACGTGGAATCGCTCCCTCGTCGCTGCGTTGGATCTCTACATCGTAGATGTTCTCACCATCGGTTGCAAGTGCATCGAATCGTACAGCACGTCCGTAGAGATTCGGCACACTCTGCTGCGTGATGACCTCCGTCACGCGCAGGCGGTCATTGCCCAGCACAGCACGAAGCACGACCTCCATACAGGGAATATTCCCGTCGAAGCAGTTGTTAAAGAACGTGTCATCCATCAACCGAAGCTGTTTGATTTTCTCAAGGTATCGACTTTTCTTTTGTTCGAGTTCGATGATAATCACCTCAAATCAAATGATCTACCTATATTTTATAGGGATTTTCTCTTTTTTGCAAGATTGTCATTTCTCTTGCGTGCCAAAAACGTAATCGCCGATTTTCCCGGCAGCTTCCTCCTTTGTCTTTTGCATAACGTGGGTGTAAAGATCGGCTGTAATGGCAATCGAGCTGTGTCCAAGGATTTCGGAAGCTGTTTTCATGGCAACGCCGGATTGCAGCATTAACGAAGCGCATGAATGGCGTAAATCGTGAAAACGGATGGTACGCATATTGTGGCGTGCCAAGAAATCCTTGAATGCTTTTGTGAAATTGCCGGGGCGGATCGGCGATCCATTCCCACGGCATAGAACAAGATCATGTTCGTCGTATGCATTGCCGAGCCATTCCTTATGTTGGTCTAGCTCCTCCTTTCGCCGCTTCAATATGGCGAAAACCTCAGCGGGGGCGTGAATGGTGCGAATGCTTTCAGTACTCTTAGGCGTGGAGAAATGTATTTTGTGATGAATCTCTATCACCTGCTCATCAATGGTAATGGATTGGCTGTCGAAGTCAATTTTCGACCATTTGAGACCAAGGCATTCACTGCGCCGCAGACCTCATATTGCAGCGAGTGCGATTGCCGCTTGCCAAAAACTGTTTTCAGCAGCTGCTGCCTCCAACAAAGAACGAATCTCCTCCGCGCTGTATGCGGATGCCTTGAACTTTTTTGCCTTTGGGATATTTGTTACACTGAGCAATGGATTCTTGACCAGCAAGCCTTTCTGTACGGCATGTCCAAGAGCTCCGTTCAAAACACGGTGGATGTAGAGTACGGATTTTGCTGAGAGACCGCCTTTGCCATCTGCGCGTCCCTGCTGCAACAATGTTGCATAAAATTCGTCAATCTGCATCGGGGTGATCGCCTTGATGTCACAGGCACCAGCCCAAGGAATGAGGAGTTTCTTCACGATTGCTTCATATTGGGCATATGCTTGCATGGAAACAGAAGATCGATGATTTCTTTGCGGTAAAGCTAGCATTGCGTAATAATGTTATGATGCGTAGTCCGCTGGTCTTTGATTTAATTGGTGCGGACAGCAATCTGGACATTGCGATTGACAGCAACATTCTGCAAAGACTTGTCGATAAGCACCATTTTACACAGAAGGATTTACTCCAACTGCCGAAAAAATAGCCGATCCCCTTTTTGTGTTACGGGCAATCGACAGCAGAACGGGCATTGAGAATCCGCAGAAGAGAATTGTTATTGTCGATATGGAGACCAATGGTGCAACAGTCATGATTCCGTTCGTCCTCAATACGAGCAAAAGAGCTCAATAAGATTGCAAGTGCCTATGGTCGTGAAAAAAACTTTGGATTGCCAAATGATCTATGGTACATTAACCAACTAAATCAGAAGAATCTTCTTCATATCAATAAAAATAGGACTGCACGCTGGGTCGCGGCCCGAACGGGCGCGGCCGGGAGTCATAATGCTCCACTAACGAAACAGTCCTTTAGCAAACTCAGTATACCAGACGAGATGAATTTAAGCAAGAAAAAGGAGAATCCAGGGTTCTATCAATCTGTGGTTGATGTTCCTTATGCACATAAAAAAAGAGCCTTGGACTGGGTGAAAGCTATCCAACGGCACAAAGTGCCGGGACGATTCACCCTGCAAGACTCATTTTTTAACAGTATACCAACGAATACAGACCTTGTAAAGGCGCGTGCGTACAATGAAGGGGTCTATCAATCCGTATGGCGCGGTACGCCGCATGACTTCGACGGCTTTGACCTCGGTGCAATCGGCACAGGCGAGGGCGCACAGGTGCACGGATGGGGGCTGTATTTTGCGCAGAATCGGGGGTGTCTGAGGAGTATAAGAGATGGTTGATTGAACCACAGTCAATAGTATAGATCCAATTTTGGGCACACGAGATTTTGAAAGTGGATTTTATGGTGCTCGAAATGAGGGGAGCAGACATAGAACACGAGGATGCCGTGCAGCATCCTCGTGTTATTTGTACATTGCTTTTTGAAGAAGCATACATTGAAAGGGACGTGTTTTTATCTTTTACGTTCCCGATGCTTTTCGAAATAAGACTTTTGATATTTGCTGTACTGACGGACGGCGAATACAACGCCAACCGAGCCGATTAGAACAAAAACGAGTAGCGGCGGCGACGAAAGAACGGCCATCAGTATGTCCAACACGTTCGTGACAAGAGAAAACACAACGCAGAAGAGAAGAAACAGTGCCATGGAGATCCAACGAAAGAAGGAGTTCAATGCGTCGAACATGGTACGCACCTCCACAACCAATCATTTGTGTCTTTCGGGCTTGCCTATTATTGGAGAGGGCGGCAACGGGGGCTAATATACAATAAT